GGTATATAGCATTTCCACTCCAACCAGAATATGTATATCTCTCTTCACTAGTACCAACATCCAGTACTCTAATAACTCCAGAAGCTGGTGTATCAGCTGGTAACATATCTGTAATATAAATTACGCTTGTACCATTACCAATAGTACCTGAAACTGTATATTGAGCTTTATCAATTGTAGTGGATTGTGCACCCATTGACTTTGCTACTAATACTCTGTCACCAAGACCATCTTCAAATAGAAGACCACCAACTGTAATAGGAGCTTGTGTAGGTGGATTACGAGTAGTGCCAGCACTATCAATTAACTGATAGTTTTCTGCATCAGCACCAGCCATATTTTCAATCCAGATACCTCTAGCACCAAAGAAAGTACCACCAGCGAATGAACCAAGCGGTGCTTGCTTTACAGGTGAATAAGTACCCTCTTCTCCAACTACTGTAACGTATTGCTCACCATCCATACCGTCAATTTCAGTAGTCTCACCATCTCTAACCACATATTTAAGTCTTTCATAAACTTGATCTAGTGTTCTACCAGCACAGTTAATACTATAATCATAGCTTTGAGAACCTGCACCATCACCAATATCCTTTAAATAAGGTCCTGCTGTATTAATTACAACATCTGTCCAGCCACCAACAGTGCCAACTGCTGTAGTATTATTTAAGTCATTAGCAGTAGCCAAAGGTACAGCCTGTCTACCACCTGGTCCTAGGTCAATTTCAAACCAGTCCCATAAGTGTCCCCAATTACGATCATAGACTTGTACATAACCAGTATCAGTAGTAGTTAGATTGTCTCCTAACTCTGTACCAGCTTCTTTAATTAATACTAAAATATCAATGTGACCAGTATCCCACCAAGCTGATGTACCTGTACCCCATTGTGACATTCTAACATCATCTCTAACTATATATAGAGTTGGTGTACCATATAATGTACCAAGGGTATATAGGTTAGTCCATAGATTCTCACCAGTAGCTGAGTTTCCATTAGCATTTCCATCAGCAGAGCTGGAATCTATTGTCATTACAGATGGGTCAGTAATTGAACTTGTGGTTCTAATCCACCATTTAGCTTCACTAGCATTTATCTCTTCATAGTGAAGTAATGTACCAATAGGTGTAGCATCATCATTAACTGTTTTACCTATATCACTAGATTGTGCTTGTGTGGTAATACCATCTAAGTATAAAACAGCTATTTGACCATTCCAACCATTAGTTGTGATTGAACCACCTTTCAGTGTTTGAATAGTCTTTTCATCAATATACCAGCCATTGATAAGGGTATAGGCAGTTGGAGTCTGTGCAGACATTGGTACTGGATTGTCCATCTGATCCAGCTCATCAAAGGTATCCATTAAATACGAGTATAACGCATTTACGGTTAGCATATCAGCTGCTGGATGTGGCGGAGTTTCAGCACCGTCATATCTAATAAGTTTATTTATGTAATCTATTGTAAAATCATTTACATTAATAGCTGCCATTTATTATTTCTCCAAAAATTTAACTTGCGATGTTATCTTCATACATAACGGCTGTTAAGGTATATCCACCTTCAGTTATTGTACCAGTAGTATCAATTGGGAAATACCTTGTAGAGCCTGAAGAAGATTTTCGTATCCTAACTGTAACTGGCATATCCCCTGTATAATTATAAGTATCCTGTGCTCTGCCAGCTACAGTTAATTCATTCAATAATTCCAATACCGTACCGCTAGCTGTATATATTGCTACAGCTGCACTATTAATTGGTGCACCATATATATTTTCTACATCTACAGTAAGATATACAGCATTTATAATGGATACACCACTACCTACAATAATTCTATAATTACCTGGATTAGAATTATTTATGGATTCTATTACCAAAGTGTCAGATGATGATGCACCACTAAATGCAATATCATAAGTATTATTAGTAAACTTTAAATTATCATACTGATAAACACCAGATAATGTATGAAGTATAGCGTCTGGACAACTGATAAAGTTAGAATCTACTACTGAAAAATCAGCTACATTCGCTTCCATTCCAAAATTATCAGCGTTAACTATGGTACAATTAGCCATATCCATAGAATTAGCCACTACTCTAGCACTATCATTGAAGTTACAACTTAGTACTTCCTTATTAGTAGCTCCTGGTGAAAATTCTGATTCTCCAATATCTATAAATGTACAGCCATATAAACCTAGTACATTTACATCTGTGTCCGTAGCATCTATGGAAACTTTTATATCACCAGCTGATTTTATAGTGCAACCTTGGATTCCAGCTGTGCCTGATTTACTACCTAATTTGAAACTATTTGTACCAGTAGAGTTTCCTACTACATTTATTTTATAATGATCATTACTAACTAATGCATCTTTAAATATTAGTAACTGTGAATAATCTTGAAAATATGTATCACTAGTACCATCAGAATCACCAAATGTTATTGGTCCTTGAGCGAAAAATACACCTTGATATTTATTTAATACACCATAAGCTGGAGTAACATCAGCTGCTATTATTTCATCAAAAGTACCTGGGTCTCCAGATGTGCCACCTTCTACAACTAACCCACTACCATAGTAAAGTATATCAACCCAACAGTTTGGTGCATTAACTAGATATTTTGTTAATATTTTAAAATAAACAGTTACATATCTAATTTGTGCTAGATTTAAAGTACCACTAGAATCATCAGGAGTTAATCCAGTATAAACAACATAGCATTGAAAGCCACCAGTATAGTTATCACTACCACCAACCCACCATTCTTTATAATTTCCAGAAGCGTCTGTTAGTCTTAATCTAATACCACCATTATCTATAGTATCTGGTGTTGAGGTAGTTTGTACCCAAAAATATATATGAGTTTCACCAGTTATATTTAGATAAACACTACCATGATCTGTGTAGTAATCATATCTAGCGTAGCTGGTTTCTTGTGAAACTTTTTCAATACCTATGGAGGCAGTGCCTTCTCTAAAGCTAGTTGTATCAGCTGCAAAAGCTTCATTACTTGACCAGTTAGTAGCGGAATCGCAGTCATCTATTTCTGTTAAATCTGCTGATAATGATACTGCCATTTATACCTTCATATACCTGTCATATAAAACTATACCAGCCGCAACTAATGACCACAAGGAATAGTTATAGAATGTTTTTATAAATACAACATAATTATCTTTTAATGGTAATTTTTTAAATGATAGAGATTCAGCATCGCTACCAAAGATATAGAAAACATTATCTACAGGATGTAAAAAATTATTTAATTCTTCACATTTTATATTTTTAGGAATACTTCTTTCAGCTTCCACAAATACATATTTTACATCAGTATGCTCTTTTAAAGCTTCTTCTAAACTGGGAAAAGTTTTATATTCTAATTCTAAATCTAACTCTTTGGGAGCTGTGCCATCCTTATCTACAAAATATAAATGAGTTGCATATAAAGGCTTTACAGTATCTTTCCACAAATGTTTTAAATCTTTAAGATTATCTAGGTCTTCCCAATGTGCTATTACACCTATCATAATTACTCCAAAATAAAACTAGGATTTTTATCTTCAAAATCAGATAATGGATACCATTCTATCCACTTTCTACCACTTTTTCCTTTAACTAAAACCTCTACAAATTCTTCAGACTCTTCAAAAATTTTTCTAGCATATACTATGGTTTTCTTTTTACCATTAATATCTATAATTTTTTTCATTCTAATACCTTTTGAAATAACTCATGCCACCTTTCACTTACATTCTTCCATAAATATTCCTCTGATGTAAATTTTTTGTAAGATTTTTTAGCTAATTTATCATATAAAGTTTTATTTGAATATATTTTCTCTAAACTTTCTGCTACATCTTCAGAAGTTACTAATCTACCTACAGTCATTGTTCTTTCAAAAGTTACATTTTGACTAGTAGGAATTAAAATTCCGCAATCATGAAATAACTCTCTACAAGCACTGTGATCTGGTACAACTTGCGGTGCATAAGTAGCTGCATGTTCTACATTTGTTAATCCCCAACCTTCACCAAGACTTGTATTTATTCCAACATCTGTAGCATTATAAATTAAGTTTAATTTAGATTCTGGTACTTTCTGTACATTTCTCTCTAAATTAGTTAGTATTAATCTATTATCCATACCATATCTGCTAAATAATTTTACTACATCCCAACCAGCATCAGTAATACCAGCGTGGTGATAATATTTAACATTTTGTGGTTTACCTTCAGCAAATAAAGCAAATCCTTCAGCTGAAATATCTACTCTTTTTCTAGGTTGGTTTCTATTAGCATTTAATATGATAAAAGAATCTAGAAAATCTTCTCTATTAGGATATAACTTAGCTTTTATATCTCGTATAGGATCATTAATTTTGTAAAAAGTTTCTACATCTGTACCGTGTGGTATAATTTCAGTATCTAATTCAAGTGAAGTTTCTTTTACAACATCATAACCATATTGAGTATATACAACTGTTTTAGTTACAATATCAAAATTATTAAACCATGCTTTATCAGGATATGCAGAATCTACTGGAAAGTATACAACTATTTTAGGAAACTTTTTAAATACTTTCTTTATAGTTTCTAGATATTGATCTATGATCCATATATCATTTAAAATAAAGATTAGATCAATTTCTTTATGTACAAATTCCTCTAATCTATTAAGTCCATATATATCACCCTTAGTAAAAGCAGGGTAAATTTTTAAATCAGTATAACTATGAGGGTCTCCGTAATAGTTTACACCTAATAGATGTACATCATATATATCTTTTGGTAAATATTTTAAAATAGAGTGATTAACTCTACCAAATCCAGTCGGTACAACTGCATCTCCTATCCATAATGTATTTATTTTTTCCATAAAATATCTTTCCTTTCCTAGTATTCAGTAATGCGTTCATAGAGATTATTTAAATATCCTGGTAAACTTCCCTTAACTGGTTGTGCTAAACGTCTTGATGGTGGAGTTATGATACTTTTTAGCTCTTCTATATCTTTCTGTAAAGATAGTTGCTTAGCCTTACTAGATTCTATATTTGAGTAAGCTATTTCAGCATCTCTCCAAGACCCCATATCATATGAAGAATTTTCTAAAGAACCTTCTTTCATTATGATTGAAGACATTAAGATAATAGCACGCTCATCACCCCTTTCAATTATTGGTGGTGATGGGAACAAATATGTACTGCGTGTATTTCTATATACATTATTATCATTATCTAGGAGATATTTATAATTCCACCATTTCATTAGAGACTTTACAGATAAAACCAAGGCTGTACGAAGCCACTCGTCTGTGTATCTATATGTGTCAAAATTTATATCTCCTAGATGTAGTCGGAGACTATCTATTAGATAATCTAAATTAGTTTCAGTACTAACTGCCATCAGGGGCTTTTATCTCCTGTAATTCTGATAGTCTTGCTTTAATAACTGCAATTATTTTGTCAGACTTTTCCATTTCTTCAGCGAGAGTTAGCAATCTAAATACTGGTGCTTCAGATGTAAACTTATTCAAAGTCTGTTGTAAGCTGAAGAATCTACTGTTTAGTAACTTCTCCAACTCTTCATCATCCATAGAGTTGATATTATCTTCTTTCTTTGGTTGAGATTTTTTAGGCTTATATAGAATTAAAGTACCATCTTTAATATGCTTTTTATTATAATTAATAAAATACTGGTACTCAGTTTCAGACCATAGCTTAACTAGACTGTCCTCTGTAGGACGTCTTGGATCACCAGTAAGAAGTTTTAACTCAGGCTTACCAGAAAATGGGTTTAAAATATTTACCTGTACTTTTGCAAGTATAGTTTTTACATAAGTTTTATATGGTTGTCCTGTCTGCATAGCAGATATAACATCCATACTCACATATTCTTGTGCATTAGCCATATGTTATAGCTCCTTTCCTTAATATTAGATTATATAAGGGGGATAGGTTAGTATCCCCCTAATAATTACGTTAATCCACCGAGTACGTAAATACCCATTGCATTATCAATCATCATACCAAATTGCTGGTATACTTCAAGATACCACTGTGGAGGAGTGGGATTCCACTTATGTTAGCTTATATTCTCATATAAGGTCGGACTATATCTTCACCCATTAAGGGGTTTGGCGTGTAGTCTCTGAGGATAATCAGGCTTTTTTAGATTTATTATCTCTTTATGAAGTGCTAATTCATATTCAGTATAAGTATTGTTATTTCCAGTTTTTTCTCTAGATTCTATCCATTCTAATAATAATTCAGCTTGCTCTAATTTACTTCCTTTTAGATATTGAATTATGAATGGTAGTAATCTCTTCATCCTTTTGAAACCTTTCACTACTAATTGCTTTGCAATACCATTTTTTGTTTTTCTAGTAGTAAAATAATGTCCTACTTCTATCTCTTTTAATACTTTAGCACTTTCTTCTATAAGTTTGTGGTCTGTATTTGTTATGGAAAGAATTGGTGTATAAATTATTCTATTATTACCCATTCTTTGTTTTGATAGTGTTATTGAACCATCGCCATTTATAAAACCACATAACCAAGCCAGATTCTTTCCTGCTGATTGTCTAATCTCATTCATTTTTACCTCGTCAGTAGAATAAGCTCTTAAGAGTTTCCAGCATATAGCCAAATTTTGTCAATTAGAATTTCTTCTAAAGGGATACGTTAACTTAATCCTCCTAATACATATATTCCTTGAGCATTATCAATTATCATTCCAAACTGTTGATATACCTCAAGAAACCATTGTGGAGGAGTTACTCTCATATCTTCCCACTGTTTCCACATAGGTTCACCATAGGTGATAAACTCACCGACATTTTCTCCAATAACGAGAATTTTGTCAGTAGGCAATAGGGCATTGTAATCCTCTGGATTGTCCCAAATCTGATCTAAGGCTACTAATTTAGCACCGTAGTAATAGCCTAAAAATCCTTTTCGTACAACATCTTGCAATTGAGAGTCAATACCAGACCACTGTGCATCAGTACCAACAGTGCCTCCATCGTTCCAGAAAGCACCGAATTTAGTGATGGGAGTCATAGCTGAGCGTACGCCCACAACTGCTTTTACTCCACCAGTAGTCAGATTGATTTGATCAATAGCATCTTCCAAGGCATCAGCGGTAATAGCACTTCCAACATTTGTATAGTTAGAAGGGGTATTTACAGCACTCCAAACAGTACTTAGAGCCGTAAAGACTCTGTTCTGAAAGGTATCTGAAAGCTTAGCCGCCATCTCTCTGCGAATCTCATCAACTGTACCAATATTTCCAGCTTCTAATTCCCAAGCATTATATGTAACTTTAACGTCTAGACCATCAAGAATGTAATTCATTCTCTCAGTCACGGTAACTTCACTAGCTAGGTGAATAGAGCCAGGAACTAAAGTACGTACTTCAATACCCTTCCGCATTTTCTTAACTAAAGCATCTCCTTTGTTAAGTCTGCGAGTATTGAGTAACATCCCAACAAAATCTGTAGTAATATGATTTGGTTGCACAAATTCTACAATTAGTTGGGCTAGAGCATCCCTTTGTGATCTATCCTGTGCCATTGATGCTACTGTTTCTCTTAGTTTCTTTTCATCCATTTTAATTTAAAATCCTCCTAAGAAATTTTTAGTAGTTAATTCGGAAGGTTAATGAGCCATCACTTGAATCGTAACGTACAACCTCTGCGAATGTAGCACTAGCCGAATATTTTAGTTTTCCTGCGTCAGCAGCTCCATCGTCTGCCGTATTAGCAACTACTAGATAGTTGCCTGGTGTCTGAATATCTGCACTGGCAACATAAGCACCAGATTCGACAGTAAACTCACCAGGACCAAAAGCTAGTGCTAATGCACCAGATGGAATTGTCAATCCTACCTTATTACCAGGATGTGTTAAATACACCTTAGCGTTGAACGGAACGTTCTCTGCCTGATCCCAACCCCCACGTAATGCAAAATCAAATGCAGGGTAAGGTTCATAAATAGGTGTTTGAGAATTATCGACAGCCCAAGTAATGCAGAAACGAGCTTTGGCAGCTTCCGTTGAATCATCAGGCAATTTAACCGCACGTAAATCAGTGCGGCTGCCAAAATTATGGCTTTCGCCTGAATCGCTAACAAGCACCATCCGTCCTTCAGGAATTGCTTCAGTAGTAACTACGCCAGTAATATCCCGATACTTGTTAATCTCCATTATTTATTTCCTCCAAAATTTATTTAAATCTTTTTCGTAGCTCTTCAGCTAATTCTTTAGAGCTTAAATTTTTATCTTTAGATTTGATGTTAGGTACTTTGACAGAAGCTTCAGCGTCCTCATCTTCCTCTTCAGAATTAGAAGCAAAAGCCACTAACTCTTGAATTAGAAAATCAAGACTATTTTCGTCTAACGACAAAAGTTTTTCCTCGTTCTCTTCAAAATACTCATCAGATTTAGAAATGTTAGCTTCTGTAAACTTGGTCTTAATAGACTCTAATTTCTCAAGCCTTTCAGCTTCAGCATCCACAGCTGCTTTAAATTCCCTTAAGGTAGATAATTCAGCCTCTTTCTCACCTAAAAGAGTTTCATATTCCTTAATTTTTACAGCTGTTTCATCAGCGGTTTTACCAAGCTCAGCAATTTTTGCTTCAGCTTCAGCTAATTTTTCTTTTAGAACTGTTAGTTCTTCCATTGAAGTTTTATCCTCCTTTTCTTTATCCTCTGATGCCATAGCAAAGACAGGTGTTCTTCCAGCGTAGGCGGGCATACCTACAATTGTAGCTGCCCGTAGAGTAATTCCCCGTAGGTTTTCTACACCATTTTCGTCTATTTCTACGTCTTCGTAGGGAATCTCCCAAGAAATTTGGGGAGTATTTCCCTTCTCAAACTCAGATTTTAAATAATCAATATCATCTGGTCTTTCTCTATACCAAAGTCCAGCTAAACCCTCTATCCTATTTTTTATTTTCTGTAAATGAGTTATTACACCAATAGGGAAAGAATCTTCGTGTCCTTCTTTTATACTACCGAAAGCCATCTTAATTGGCATATTAATACCTGTTTTTATTAAATTGTCAAATTCTGTATCAGGTACTCTCTGCTTATTTTCATTAGGCTCACTATCTGTTAGTATAAACTTAATCCACTTTAATGTAGGGTTTAGAGTTATTGATGCAAAAGTCTCATCATCTTTTAATTCTCTATTAATTAAGTATACCTCATTTGACAAAAAGTGGTTGATTTTAACTTTGTCCATCATCATTTTCCTCTATTTCTACCATATTTTCTTGTGTATTTTCAGGTTGTGGACTAAAAGGTTGGGGAGAAAACTCTGGTAAACCAGTAGATTCTAATAAATCTTGTTCTTCCATTCTTTTATCCATCTCATCTTCCAATACAAAACCAAGCTCCTCTGCATACGTTGTTCTAGAAAGATTACCACTATCATATAGCTTTTCTAGAGAGTCTAGTAAGTATTGATAGCTGTACAGATTGACTGGTTTAAAATATAGCTCTGTAGTACCTCTGAAATTATTTTTTTCAAAGGTATCTTTTAAAATTTCATTTAATATATATAGTATTTTATCTCTAAAATTTTCAATAGTTTTAATTGGAGAGAGCATAGCATATTCAGCATCTGTAGCACCAGTTTTTTCAGCCTCACCAGTTACTAATATGCCTGGAAAACCTAGTGCATAAAAAATATCTTTATTAATATCTTTATATTTTTTATCATCTAATAGCACATCAGAATCTGGAAATACCCATTCTATAGTAACAGTGTGGTTAGTAAATAGTTGAAATATTCTTTCAATGTTTGTACCACTACTATAACGCCAATACATTTGATTTTTTATTTCATCAAACTGTTCTTCATCAGCTTCTGTTATTGGATACTCATCATTACCCATCTTAATTAGTTGAATAGCAGATATAACTCTACTAGCAATTGAATAATCCATTCTTCTCATATTTCTCTTATGTTTCATTGCTTCAACAGCTGGGTATAGATATGGTAATGGGTATGCTGAATCTGTTAATGGTCTACGTCTTACAATATACTCATCATCTTCAATTAAAATTAATTTTTCTCCATTTCTTACTTTTGTAACAAATGCACCATAAAGCTTTACCATTTGTTTATACAAATCCCTATCCTCAGTACCATCTGGATATACTCCCTCATTCATTATAAAAAAGAATAAATCATCAGGTACTTTTACATAATAAGATGGTTCATTCATTATATATGTAGTATTTATAACTATTGTTTGTGGGTCTCTAAGCCACATAGAGGTTGGTAACTCCAATGTACTAATTTTTTTAACACCAATATCTTTTAAATATTTTTCAGTAACTCTCTCAAAATCAACTACTGGTACTAGTAAACCAGCTGTTAGGTATTCTAAAGCCATGCTTTCAGCATATTCAGTAAATGGTTTTATTAAACTTTGTACTATTTTATCTTCATTTGCAGATAATTTAGATTTTTTATAAAAAATCTTGCTAATACCTATATCAACCATCTTGTTTATAATAGAAGCTGCTAACGGGTCTCGTCTGTAAAAAAATTTACATGCTTTTACAGCTTCCTTATATTCGTCTAAATCTGGAGCTTCTAGCTTATCTATATCATCAGCTGACCAAGGATTACTAGTACTTATATTATTTTGTAAATTCATAAAGGCAGCTTTAGCTAACTTTACACTAGTTGATTCTTCCGTAATATTATCTTTTTTGTCCATATTTTATACAAACCACCTTGGTCTAAATAATTTAACCGATTTTTTACCTGGAAGTATTAGCTCTTCTTCTAAATGATATGCCAATACTCCACACAATAATGCTGATGTAAAGTGATCATCACCCCTTTGACCACCTAATTGAGTTAAAGTTTTATAGGTAATATCTCCACTAGGATTCTTTGAATAAGTCATCCTCTCTAACTCTGTTATCATTTCTGTATCAGTTGAGCTATAAATTAATTTATGTCCATTAGAATAATCTTGTAAAACTGATACAGAGTATGGTTTTGTTCTAGATTTTACTTCATTACCATCTGCATCAAATCCTAATGATATAGAAGAAGAAAATTCAATATCATACATTCTCTTTTTGTACTCTTTATGTAAAAATTCATCAGCATCCATTAATCTTTGAGTGACAGCTTTGCCAGCATGACCAGCATCTATACCTATAATCATGGGGTGAAATTTGGAATCTACTAAGTCTATAAACTTGTCTTGTATGGCATAAGATACCTTATTTAATTGGATTCTACCATGAAATTTTAGCCTACCATTGCTATCCAAATAAAGAAGTACTATAGCGGTAGGGTCTGTATAACCTAAATCTACCCCCATAACTATACCATTATTTTTAGGTGCTTGTGGAAATATGGAAAGCTTTGTTACATAATCTTGTATATTTTCTTTTAATTTAATACCATCTACTGTTAGTTTGTATACTGGATTATTTGAAATTTCAAATAATCTTCTATCAAATACAGCAAATATAGCTGCACCATGCTCACCTAATACTAAATGTACAAAATCTTCACTATCTTTACCACCATACTGCTCTATGGCTCTTTCTTCATCTTCTTTACTAAATCTAGGATTTTCATAAGCTGATAATCTATGCTTAGTGTAATTAGAATTTTCCATATCAGTGTGCCATAGAACATTCAATTCTCTTAGTCCAGTAGGTACACCAGCTGTCATTCTTCTCCAACCAGATGTGAAAGTATTAAGAGTTGGCTGTAATTCTACCCATGTTCCCCAAGGGTAATAACCACTCTCATCTAACAGAACCATAGGACTATGCAAACCAATAACATTTGCACCAGTACCAGTAGTACCAGCAATTCTACAATCCAAACTAGCTGTATTTAATAAGGTTACTAAATATGAAGAGCTATTAATACCAGCGTTGGGTTTTATAAACTGTTTTAGTAAACTGTTAGAACGAAACATTCTAACTAAATTTAACCAAACTGGTTCTAAATGTACTTTGTTTGGTACTGTATATACAATGTAATCTTCTGGAAATAGATTAAATGTTAATGCCCAAACAAGTAAACTACTTAATGATACAGTTTTACCAACAGCTCTTGCTGTAGCTATGCTTACATCTGAATTAAAATCACAAAGAATTTCTTTCTGATACCAATCAAATTTAAACGGTTCTGTATATTCTGGTAAATCATAATTGTGTATAAATTCCCCACACAATACAGGATGACGCATTATTTCATAAAATGCTAAATCATCTCTGGTAATTTTTTCTTTTAATGCCAATTAGAGTTTACCCCTCCTTGTCTAAAATATCTAAATAATCACTAAAATCCTTTCTCGTATATTCAAGCATTTCATTATCAAACCAATTTTCATAATCACCAACTACACCTTTTCTTCTCCATAAGTCCTTTCTAACTTCTACACCTGGAGACCTACCCTTAGATTTGTTTTTAAAGGCGTGATTATTTACAACATTTAATAA